TCTTCACCGAGAAGAACGTCAATGCCATCGCCAGCGGTATTGACACCTTCACCAAATATCTCGGGTCGCAAGAGTTTCGCGATGCGGTGCAAAAGTTCTTAGATGCGGTGAAGGTGCTGGGAAATGCCGCAATCAAGGCAGCGGGATGGCTAAAGCCGGATACCGATGCGCCAACGGATGGTAGCGGTAGTGATGTTGCCAGCAACCAGCTCGAACGCTATTCCAACGCCGATATCGGGCAGAACCCGCAGGACTATCACCTGGAGACGCTCCCGACTGGCGCCAAGATCTGGGCGCTCAATGACGCGGCGAAGGCGCGAGATGCACAAATGAAGCAGGCTGCCAATGCGTCCGGGGGCCAGTATTCAGGCTTCATGCGGCAGATGGAGCAGAAATATGGAATCGATGGCTACATCCTTTCGGATCTGGCCACAGTGGAATCCACCAATAGCCCGAAGATCACGTCTCCCAAAGGCGCGCAGGGCCTCATGCAACTCATGCCGGGGGTCTCGAAGGCGCTAGGGGTTGCTGATCCATTCGACTGGAAGCAGAACGTCGAGGGTGGAGCGAAGCTGTGGAAGCAATTGCAGGACCGCTATCACGGCGACATCAAGAAAGAGCTGGCGGCATGGAACTGGAACCCGAAATCGCTGGATGCCGATATACAGGCCAATGGTGCGGATTGGGATAAGCATCTTCCCAAGGAGACGCAGGGCTTCATTGCCAAAATGATCGCGACCGGTACTGCGCGGCAACAGGCAATGCAGAAAATGAAAATCGAGATCCAGGTGACAAACAAGTCCGGCACCAACGTTGCGGTGTCGGCGAACGCGGCCGCTATCTGACATGCCAACCATAGCCTCCGCCGCGCGCACCGCGTACGACCTTTCCTTCCAGATCTCGCCGATCATTCTGACCGGTGGGTCGGCATCGAGCATCCTTGGCAACATGGTGCCGATTGTGGCGCTCTGGGGGCAGGTTGCTGCTCTGGCTCAGGGCATTCTGTCATCGGGCAGCGTGAGCACCGATGATTTCTTCGCGCGCTTTGTGCCGATCCCCGGCAGTAACCTCATCAGCAACACGATCGGCATGTACCCGTTCGCCAATCAGCAGGTCGCCGCGAACGCCATTATCCAGCAGCCGCTGAATATCTCGCTTGAGATGATCGCGCCCGTCAAGGAGGCGGGCGGCTACCTGACGAAGCTGGCCATCTTCACCTCCCTGCAAAACGCGCTACAGCAGCACAATCTGTCCGGTGGCACCTACACCATTGCGACGCCGGCCTTCATCTACACCAACTGCATCATGACCGGCATGGCAGACGTCACCACCAACGAGACGAAGCAGCAGCAGATTCGCTACCAGCTCGACTTCATCCAGCCGTTGGTGTCGCAGCAGGCCGCGAACGCGGTGGCCTCAGCCTTCAACAACAAAATGAGCCAGCTCACGGGCGGCCAGCAGATCACCTCGCCCGATTGGTCCGGTGGCGGCGCGGCAGTCGGTGGTCCGATCCAGGGAGCGCCAGGGAGCCTCACCGGTCTTGCTGGTGCAGCTCAGACCTACAACACCGGTCCGGCGCAGGGCGCCGATTTCTCAGGTGTCGTCGGATCGGTGGTGCAGTAATGACGACCCTAATCGCCTTCCTGCCGAACAACAGCGTATCGCCACCGTTCCAATCCATTGTGGTGCTTGACGGTGCGACATACGCCCTCTCCGTTACCTGGAATATCGCCGGGCAGCGCTGGTATTTGAGCCTCTCCGACCAGGCCGGCAACGTGACATGGAACGGCGCCATGATTGGATCGCCGCTTACCGCGAACATCTACCTTGCCACGGGCATCTTCACCACGTCGACGATCCTCTTCCGCGAGGACACAGGCAACATCGAGATAGGACCCTGATGCGCTACTACGACATTACCCTGACGAAGCCGGGCAGCTCGACGCCGTTCCGGCAATGGTCATCTCAGTACCAGGGGAGGTTCGATCCTGCGGCACTGAACGTCATGTTCGATATGCCAGTGCTCCCCTATGCCACTCCGGGCGGCGGTCAATCGCTGACGATCGAGGGGATGTCGCTGCAAGACCTGGCCCAGGCCCAGCAGTTCGCCGGCATGAATCTCACGCTGCGCGCAGGCATGCAGGCCGGCCTACCGCTGGCGAATCCGAAGCAGGCGGGCACGATCATCGCCGGCCAGGTGTTTCAGTCGTTCGGCAACTGGGTCGGCACGGAGATGACGCTTGACCTTGTGCTGTATCCGTCGATCTACACGCCGAACAATCCTGGCAACTTCGTGCTGAACTGGCGCAAGGGTCAGCCATTGGGTGACGCATTGAAGCAGATGCTTTCGATCGTCTACCCGAATACAAAGATCGATGTGAGCATAAGCGCCGATCTTGTCAATAACTATGACAATCCGCATGTCGTACACACGTTAGAGGACATTGCTTATTTTGTCGGTAACTTCACTGAAGAAACATTTCATAATCGTGTTGACATAAGCTTCCAGGCTGGTCGTATCACGATCCGCGACAAGACCTACAAGCCGGCGCCGATCCAACTTGCGTTTACTGATTTCGTCGGCCAGCCAACATGGATCGAAGCGAACATCATGCAGGTGACGACAGTGATGCGCGCCGACATCGAAATCGGATCGATCATCCAGATGCCACAGGGCATGCAGAATGCCCCGGGCATTGTCGGCACCAGTGCGGCCTCGATGCCATCGAGCCTGAAGTACCAGAGCACCTTCCAGAACAGCTTCCAAGTGGTCGAGCTTCGTCAAATCGGCAACTTCCGCGCACCGGATGGTGCGGCGTGGGTCACCATTTTCAACTGCGTGCAGAACCCCTGATCATGGCCGACAACTACAACAAACTCTGGATTCAGAAAACGACCAACCAGCAAGCGATACGTCGCGCCTCGCAGGCGATTCAGACGCTGGGCCGCGCACTCCCCTGTCGAGTGGTCAAGGTCAACGGATCGATCGTCACCGTGGCGTTCGAAGTGGAATCCAAGGTGTTCACGCTGCCTCAGATCACGATCCCAAAAGCGGAAAGCAATTGGATGCGCATGCCGACGCAGGTGGGCGATAAGGGCGTCACCATGCCCGCCGACGCCTATCTGGGCGGCGTATCGAATATCGGCGGCGGCACCGCGGCGCTGACAGCTCAGGGCAATCTCAATGCGCTGGTGTTCATGCCGGTCAGCGATCAGCAATCGCCGCCCGATAACGTCAATGCGGCACAGGTGATGGGGCCAGAGGGCGCGATCATCCGCACGGCGGACAATGCTTGCTCTCTCGTTCTCAATGCCGACGGCGTCACGGTCACGCTCGGGTCGATCAAGCTGGTCATCGACAGCTCGGGCTTTCATTTCCATGGCGCCGTCACGGGCGACAGCACCGCCGAATTCAATGGTGAAGGCACGTTCAACGGAGGCCACACGGTATCCGCACACCATCACCCGGTCGTCGGCGTGCAGCCTGGCTCGGCCACGATCAACTCGAATCCTCCGACAGGCTGATCGATGCGCAGCTATGGACGCACCACCGACGAGTTCGGCAACAAGACCTGGGTCGTCGTGGAAACCGACGCTCGTGGGTTCAACGACAACGTCTATCTGACCACGCTCGCCCAATGCTTGAAGCTCAATCTGGGCGAGTCGCCGTTCTACGCGAACTACGGTATCCCGCAATATCAGACCATCGTGACCCAGGTCTTCCCGGACTTCTACACGATGAACACGCAAACCCAGTTCTCCGGCTATTTCGCGTCGCTTGCGATCCTGCGTGTGCAGCAGCAGGGCGACCCCGTCTACAACGTCACCGCGGTCACGCATAGCGGTGCTCTACTGACGAACACCATAGCGACATGACCGATTCCACGCAGATCCCCCTGGTGATGGGTCCGGCAGGACCGATCGCCACGCCCCCGCTTACCCTGCAGCAGGCGCTTATCACCGGTGTCGCGTCGACGAACCCTGGATACACCGCCAATTTGCCAGGGTCGCTGATTGAGGATATTTCCTCGACTGATGTCGGCGCCCTTGCGGTGATGGACCAGGCGCGAGTCGACGCGATCAACAGCGTCACGCCCAACGGCGCCAACGCCTTCGTGCTGGCGCAGCTCGGTGCGCAGGCCGGCATCGCTCAGGGGGTGCCCACCAACGGCAGCGTCTTCGTCCAGTTCACCGGCACGCCAGGCTATGTCATCTCGCCCGGGTTCATTGTCAGCGATGGCACCAACCAGTACGTGATCCAGGATGGCGGCATTGTCGAGACGGGCGGGCAGACGACGCAGCTCTTCGCCGTCGCTACCAACGCCGGCACCTTCCCCATCCCGGCGGATACGGTCAACCAGCTTGTCACCTCCGTGGCCAGTTCCATCACGCTGTCGGTGACCAACCCGGAGGCGGGGACGCCCGCAGCGGGATCGGAGGGCGTGCAGAGCTATCGGTCGCGGGTGCTGCTGGCCGGGCTTGCCACGGCCACGGGCACACCAGCCCTACTGAAGACCCTCCTCTATGCCATTACGGGCGTTCAGCAGCGTCTGGTGGCGATTGGGCAGACCGGTAGCGGCTGGCAGGTCATCTGCGGCGGCGGTGACAGCTACGCGGTCGCCTCGGCCATCCTGCAGGCGGTGCCCGATATCTCGTCCCTGCAAGGGTCACAGCTCGCCATCACGGCGATGACCAACGCCAACCCGGTCGTCATCAGTACCAACCTGGGGCATGGCTTCATCCCCGGCCAGACGCTGGTAGTGGCCGGCGCGACGCCAGCGGCGTTCAACGGCACCTACACGGTCGCCTCGACGACGGCGACGACGATCACCACTACCACCAATGGCAGCGCGTTCGGTGCCTATATCGGTGGCGCGCATTTCTCGCCCGGCCCGCGCGACGTGAAGGTGTCGATCTTTCAGAACCCGGATACGTACACGATTCCCTTCGTCAACCCGCCACTGCAAGAGGTCACGGTAGCGGTGACCTGGAACACGAACCTGCCGAGCTTTACGGCGGGCGCGTCCGTCGACCAGCTCGCAGCGGTCGCGATTCAGTCCTACATCAATTCGATTTTCGTCGCGCAGCCGATCAACCTGCTCGAGATGAATGCGGTATTCCAGAAGGCGGTCGCCTCGGTGATTGACGCCAGCAATATCACCACGCTCAGCTACGTGGTCACCGTGAATGGTGTCGCCGTAGCGCCTCCGGCTGGCACGAGCATCATTGCGTCCGACCCGGAGAGCTACTTCTTCTGTGCCGCCAACGGCGTGACGGTAAACCAGGCATGACCCCCGTCGAATCCTTCCAGACGCTGCCCCTGCAGGCGGTGATCCCCAGCTATTTGTATCAGCAGTACGCCGATGACGAGGATCTGCAGGCCTTCGTTCGAACGCAGAATGCGCTGGCGCAGGGATACCTCAACTGGTTCAACGCCACGCCGCTCGGCCTCTATACGTCAGCCAATATCACCGGGCCGCTGCTGGATTGGATCGCGCAA